GTGAGATAACCGCCATTTTGAACTTGGATGAAATCAACGTTTTTCCAGTCGAATTCTCCTGCATCGCCATCGTCGGGAAGAATAAATTCCTGAATGTGAATGTGGCGGGTCTGAAGGTTAGCAAAGTTGTTCACTGCTGTAAAATACCCGATTGCTCTTCTAACGTTATTATCTACAAGTGTTATGGTTATAACCGGAGTGGGGAACATAATCGTTCCTGACCCGCAGAGATCGAACGAAAATTGATCAGAACCCGCAACTAGAGTCCCCTCACCGTATTGAGATAAGTCTTTAGTGCCAGTCCAGTTATACCGGGCCGTAGCCCCAGAGGGGATTATCTTGGCAGAAACTCCCTGTGTGGCCCTGACGTATTCATTGGCTATCTGGGTAAGATGAAGAGGAGCTAACGTCCAGATCTCACTAGCATCCATCGTTGCTACCTGAAGATTGAGCTCTGATGGGATTGGAGGGGTTTTAAGCAGTCGAATGTTATCTATGGTGATCCGAGCATTTCCACCGCCAGTTGTCTGTGGATTGCTCTGAAGAGAGATTTTCATATAATTGATTGTTGACCAATCATCATCACCAGAATGGTCTATCTGGGAATCTATATTGATAAACCATGACTTTCTGAACCGACCTTGGAACAGGGTGTTGGAGTAGGGGTTCAATGCCCATTGAGCAAGCAATGTTCTCTGACCCAAACCAAAATGTTCAAAATCATTGTCGGCGTAAACAACCGCTCTGAATCCTTTTGAGAAATCACCGTTTGCGTCAGGAGCAACAGATGACAGTTCTATGATCACTTCATCGATGTCTACCTTGGTAAAACGGAAGATGTCGATGGCGAAGTAATCGTATTCTGAAGATGTTCCGCCGAGGATGTAGGTGTCGCCGGAACCGTAGTCATTGTTAGTCCCCCCGGAAAGAGGAGTGGTAATAAGTGCATTATCCCCGTCTCTACCGATAACAACCGCCGTCGATCCGTCATCTGTATTCTTTACTTTTAAACCGATATAGGAATCATTGAATGTAGAACCAGTATCGACAATCCTTGTTCCGGCCGAATTGAGCGTAGTGATAGTGCTGGTAAGTGATTTGTAAAACCATTCAAGGTCTTTTGTCTCATCAAACCGATGGACTGCCTTTAAGTAAGCCCCATAAGACTGGGCAACTGTTACTGAGTTTCTCTGTTCGAGGGTAAGCCCGTAATCTCCCTCTGTATGTCTTTCAAATCCTCCATCTAAAAAATAATCTGTTTTATCGTTGTCTGCTCCACTGTTATAAAACGCCCATTTCCCTTCACCACCAGCCGCGACCAATACTGCATGCGTAACCGGATCGAGTGTTTCACAATCCTGCAACATGAGGTACTGATCGGCATCAGGAACACCAGCTTCATAGACCAGACTCTCCTCTTTCTTAACCATGAGGACTGGTTCTTTCTGGTTGGTGTAATAGACTCGATCCTTGAACTGCTCGAAGTTACCGAGAGACGGGGGACGTTCTCCTGTCGGAGCATTAACGTGAGAGGTGAGAGTTACTCCGGGGGGAAGTGGAAGAGTATCCCACTGATCAGATACCGTATTCCACTTTTTAATAAAGCCTTCAGCGTTTCCGTCAACTGCGGCGTAGAATTCCTTGAGTTCTTCTTCATTGCCGTCCAATCCGTAATAGCGGAACAGGGAAAGGATTCTGAAGGCAGCACCGACAAGCGCATCGGTGTTTGAACTGTTCCATCTTGTCTGCCCTTCCCTGACTTCTATATTGCCATTGTCGATGATGAAGTTTTCAAGTTCATAGAGGATTCCCGGTGAACGTTTAACGATTGCGGAATCCCTACGATCCAGACCAAATGGGCCTGTGATGTGGTAGTAAGCTTGCTTTTCTGCCATTTTGTCACCCGCTGGTTAGTCTCTGGCCTTCCAACGCAGGAACTTAACTGGAGAGATAGTCCGATCTTTGTTTCCTCTGACAAATTCATTGACCTGTTTCTTGGCCTTGAGGAACTCCGATGCGTAAAGCGAGTCATACCGTTGATTACGGGCGGTAAACTGGGCAGCAGGATCAGTCCTGAATGCTTTAATTTCAGCGAGCGGCGCTACCTTGTAAACTAACAGGTAGGGGAATTTCTCTGCTATGAGAGATTCATCAGCATCATCAACCATGGTCGCTTCTTTGTAGACACTCGGAATGGTTCCTGAAACGTTTATTTTATACTCGTCCCCGTCTGCCCAAACATCAGCAGTCCCACCAGTGAGAGCGGCAGTCAGTTGCGTAACACTGGTTACAGCAGTGATAAGGCCGTAACTGTTACCATCAGTGACGTTCCTGATAGATCGGCCAACAAGATCAGAACCAAATGCCGCTGCTGAATCAATAAGCGTAGCAAGTCCCGATCCCGCGGTAGCCGTTCCTTCTGCGATTAAAGATGGCGGGGGATAAATAGAGATTTTATTGTGGTATCGAGTATAATAAACGGATGGCTGAGTCTGACTTTCCGCTTTCTGGTACTGCGGGTAGTTGTACTCAATCCATTTGCCACCAAACTTATCAGCTTTCTTCTGGTCAAAAAATACGTTCAGAAGGGGGTGATACTTGATAAAGTCGGTTGGTAGGGCGTAATCTGCGGTATCTTCTATACAGTGGACGATCTCTTCGTCCCACGGGAAGTTGAGCTCTTTGGTTGACTCAAAAGACATGTCATTGAGCCAGTCATGAATCTCATCATCAAGCACATGATTTTCCCGGGGTTCCCTTATTAAAGACCGGACTCTGGTAGTTAATCCTGCTAGGTTCATGTGAGCCGTCCTTATTTAGGATAATCGCCCCTAATGTGCTGATCTTCGCCATAAGGACGATCATAACATGGAATGCAATACCATTGATCTTCCTGTCCTCCTACATGCACCATCTCATGAACCCACCACGGCATACCGCAGCGCTTACATGTTCTGGTTCGCATTTCTTCCGGGTAAGGTACAGGGACACCATCGGCGTCTGGTTTTTCTTTAGTGTAGTCAAATCCCATGGGGTCTGCTCCCAATCCCCACTAACATCGGGGATAAAAGCTTCCCTTCCCTATCCCTTGGTTTCAGTGCTATATGGACTTCCTTGAAAACCTTTTCAAGCGTCACCTTGAGTGAATCGGCATCATAAACCCGCTGATGTTCCAGCTCGGAAATGAGACCAACGTTTTCTGTCGGAACGGCCACAATGACCTTCCCGTTCTTGTCCTTTAAAAGAGATGCTAGGTTTTTCAAAAATGCCACATCATCAACCATGTGTTCGAGGACATGTGATGAAACAACATGATCGAACAGTTTTCCATTCGGCTTGGGGTCTCTGAAATCAGCTACTTCCCCCTGCATCCCGCGCTGTTTTAAAATGTCTATAGCAACGGATGAGAGATCGTATCCATAGCAGTCACATTGCTTATCTGCTATCATCTGATCCATTAAGAATCCCGGCCCGCATCCAACCTCAGCGACGCTTGAGCCAACTGGTAATTGCTCTACTATGTAGTCCCATTCTCCCGGGTAAACTCTTTTCAGCCTCTTAACCTTATCGCCAAAATGTCGTTCATCCCAGTATTGTTTATTTGTCGCAGCTTCTCTAACGATTTCAACGGCCTTTTCGTGGTGGCCTGAAGAATGGTAGGCCTTGACGTAAACTTCATCGATGGTGTTTGTGGTCAGATGACCGCACTGAACAAGGTTATCGATGTAAATCTGATACCCCGCTGCTTTCGCTGCATCGCAGAAGTTAATGTCATGCCCTTTTCTTCTGGCTCCATTAAACTCAGTATCCCAAATGTCGAAAAAGCTTGGAAAGTGAACCTTGTTGAAAACGTCCAGATCAACCATGAGACATCCTACGCTAGTCCAATCAACCTCTACTAGATTGGTTTCGTTGTTCGGGAACGGAGCGTAGCTTTCTTTCCATGGACTCCCTTCGCTGTTGACGTAAATGCCTTCTTTATCTACCCAGCCAGCAAGAGGAGAATACGGATGTCCTCGCATGTAGGTCAATCCTGAAACGATAGGTAGGTTTCGGGAAAGTAGTTTAGGAATTGTGTCGAATGGGAACGTCTGATCGATGTCGAGAAAAAGAATCTTATTGACTTTCCATCGATGCGCTTCCATGACAATTTGGTTAAGGGAGGAGGACTTGTTATGAGCCCTCCCCCTTATAACCACATACTCAGTCGGCTTGAGCAAATCCAGAAAGTTCCAGAAGAACTCACTCTGCATGTAGCCTTGGTTGTTGCACAGGCCGATACATACTCTTACATCTTTCCACGTTCCTGCTTTACTATCCATTAAACAGCCTTTCGTTTCTCTTGGATGCTCTTATTAAGGACAACCAGATAACGGGCATGCATAAGAGCCATGTCGTTTCCAGTAATCTCATAATGTCCCACTACCTTCAGTGGAGCAGTAGCGGTCACACCCAGATCGGAATAGTCGAGCTCATGCCCGGACTGTCCAGACCCAGCGTTTCCAGCGGTTAATGCGATGTCAGCAGTTTGACCGATGTGAGCCTGTGCTGTGGTAGCACCGGGATCGGTCGTCCCGTCAGACTGAATTTCATATACGGTGTCCATGTCGTCATGAACCCATATATCAGCCTGATCGTTTGCAGCAACAGCAGGGACATAACTGGCTGCTACACCAATCATACCGTCTACTCCAGCGGCAGTAACTACAGATCGAACGTCTCCAGTCGCCAGAAGTTGAACGACATCACCTCTGAAAATGGCGGCGGGAGTGGTGGTGTTAATATAAGCTTTGTATTGGCTCATCCTCGGAGTGTCGTGAAACCGAGACATGACCGCATTTAGCCCATGAGGGTAATCATTATTAGCCATAACGTAGTACCTCCTTTAAGTCAAGCCGTATCTACAATCGGCAGGGTTATTATTCTTGGGCCACCTGCCAGACCGTAGGCACTGTGGGTTTAATTGTAGTTACGCTCCAGAAGTACCGTAAACGCCTTTCCAGTCAGCCCAGCCAGTAGAAAATCTCTGGTAGATGTAGTAAAGGAGATTATCGGTTAAATCTTCTGTCGTCATTTTGGTTCTGGGACGCTCTCTCCAGATGAACTTAACCTGATGATCTGCGGTGTCAGCGGTCAGATACCAACCATTCGGGTCTACTGAACCAAGCCAGTAAGGCCAGATTACGGCCGTAATGTCAGTGGCTTTCTTAAGCGCATTGACAGATCGGACAGAAGCATAGTCTGTCCCGGCAGTTCCCGTTACAACGTTTTCAGGCCGATCCATACTTTGAGTCAGCTCGATAGCTTTCTGCTGCAACTGATGAGGGACGATGAGCTTTTTAGGTGGTTTGAACCACGGAAGCCCGGACTCATTGGTCATAGCATAAAAAGCATTAACAGCCGCCCAGAGAGAGGTGAGTGTTAAGTCTACGTCAGACGATGGCCTGTTTGATGCTGTACCCCCGCCTTTCAAAACGTGAGCGGTAGAAAACAGGTATTCGGACGAAGAACGGTTAGAGGTCTGATACGCCGGAAGGGCGCTAAACCCGGTTGAGAATACGCGGGAAGCGTAGTAATTCATGGTAGCTTCAGCACTCTCTCGCATAGCATTCGGGAACTGTTTGATCACGCCATACCGCTCATCGGCCTGCGCCTCATGAGTGATAGTGGAATACAGTCCGTATGCGATGTGCTCCAGTTCAGTCCACCACGCCTCACCAGCATCGGCGTTACTATAGGCCTGTCCCTCGTTCTTCTTAACGAGCATGGGGTATCCCTTGATAGTTTGGTATTTCTTGAACTTACTATCATGGGTCTCCATGTTGAAGCACTGTTGGATAACACTATCCGGCTGGGAATTTTCCCATGGGCCGAATAGAACTTCATCCAAACCAGCCTTCATTAGATTTTCATTATTCGCTCTAATTATAGCCATGGTTTGTTTCTCCTCTATTTAATGGAATCGAACAACTCCCTGAACGCCTTGATTCCACCCTTCCCACTCTTCTGCAATGTCTTATTAAGGTCACGGATGTCAGCCTGAATGCTTTCTTCTAAACTCTTAGACCTCTGCAATCTGTCTTCCATCCGTCTTCGGCGATTGTCCACTGAAGTCCTCATAAGTATATGCCCGGGGATGTTGATCTTCGTATCAACTGGGGCGGTCTCCATTCGATCAAGAATGTCCTTTGCCACGGTTGCGTCTGCCTTGGTAGTTTTTGGATCGTCAAGATGTCGCTTGAGATACTCCCTCTGTTGTTCCACCTTATCCTTTGCCGCACCGGAAGTTGTCGCAGGATCGACTTCATAACCCTCTCTTTTCAATTCCTGCACCCGCCTTGGATCGCTATCAACCCAGTGGTAATGGAATCTAGGGTCTTTACCTTCCACATGAAAAAAGTCTTTTTTCTGCTCTAACGGTACTGGCTCGACTGATGGAATCTTTGAGTTCTCTTCGGTTACTTTT